TTTTTGGGTTTTCACATTGAAACCTATATTTTTGCACCCGTTAAATGGCTCGGTAGCTCAGCTGGATAGAGCAACTGCCTTCTAAGCAGTAGGCCATTGGTTCGAATCCAATCCGGGTCACAAAAGATCAACGTATTTACGTTGATCTTTTTCATTTTCAGCCAGTTAGGCACCACAAATTATCACACAAAATCACAGATTTACACAAAAATTGTTTATCTTGTTTATCAAATATTCAGCAATGTTTATCAAAAACTTCTCAGTAAAATTCAAGGCCGGACACAAGTCTAAAGACAAAATGGTAAAAATTTACGTCCAGGCGATCATAAATAGGAAAGTTTATGTGATCCCTACCCCCATTAAGGTCCTGGAATCTCAGTTCAATGGAGAAAAAATAGTAAAGCATGCCAATGCAGTGCAGTATAATGCCACCTTGATTAAAGAAAAAAGCCGGGTGGAGAAAATAATCAACGACGCGGTGTTTAATGGCAAGAATATAACCAAAGAAGATTTTGAAGAAAAGAAAGGGGCGGATTTTGAGAAATTTGTAAACCGCCATATCGAATTACATAAAGGCAAGTTTTCAGAATTAAGAATCAATCATTTAAAGAGTGCTTTGAAGTTTGTATTAGAATTCAGGCCCAATGTTACATTTTCTGATATAGATATTGAATTTTTGCAGGAATTTGAGAAACATATCAGGACCGGCAGGCAGGATGCGACCGTACTTACCAAAATGAGCATGGTGATTTCCTTTTTAAATGCTGCAGAGAAAAAAGGACTGATTGATAAAAAACAATATGCTGCATATAAAAGGCCAACTGTCAAACAAAAAATACCGGTTTATTTGACAGAGCAACAAGTGCTAGATTTTTATGACGTTGTAAAGCCTTTAAAAAATAAAGCAAAAAAGAATACAGGTTATTATTTTCTCCTTTCTTGTTACACTGGATATCGAATAAGTGACTGTAAAGCATTTAATTATGACACATCAGTAAAAGGAAGCACAATTGTTTTAAGGGCAAAAAAGAACGGAAATATAGTGTCCTCCCCTATTTATGATCCATTGGATAAAATCCTCGAATATTGTAAAGATCATCCGTTTATGGAATTTGAGCAGGATGCCCGGGAAACAGTAAAAGCCATTTGCGGCGACGCTGGCATACCTTTCCCAAAAACAGTAAAGTTCCATTCTGGCCGGCACACATTCGCTATGATGTGGATTAAAAGGGGCTTATCAGTTGATGATGTAGCGGAGCTGCTTGGGGATTCACCAGAAATAGCCAGGATCTATGCCAGAATAGAAAACACAGATCTTCAAAAAAAGATGTTGGACAGGATTAAAAAAACCGATACCGGAAAAAAATAAATTGGTTCTGTCTAATGAACTTTTATTACCTTTGTCCTAAATATTTACCCAATGACAGAAATAACTCCATCGCAATATGCTGATAAAAAGCAAGTTTCTCTTTCATATGTCTGTAGATTAATAAGAGAGAAAAGAGCAATTCCAGATGTTTTGGACGTGAAAAGCTTTGGTAGATTCTATATATTATACGTAAAAGATGATTTTTTGGGGAAAATAGAAGAAAAGAAGAAAAAATAATATCATTGATTGTCAATACATTAAGCAGTAATTAGAAAATAATTGCTGCTTTTTTTTAAATTTATTTGGTTCATTTGACTGAACTACTTATCTTTGATATATCAAAAGCAAAAAACAAGGTTTGCACTTGAAACAGACAAATAGTAAGTTATTGTTAATCACAAATAAATTCTAATATCATGACATTCTTTTCAAACATTGAAACAATCGAACAATTAAAAGCAGCTTACAGAAAGCTTGCGTTAAAATTCCATCCAGATAAAGGCGGCTCAACTGAAATGATGCAGATGTTAAACAGTCAGTATGCTTTTATGACTGCAAAAATATTAAGCGGTTCGAATTTCAGTCAGCAGGAAAGAGATTTTGAAGCAAACGAATCAGTAAAGTACAAAGACATTATTAATGCAATTATTAATCTTTCAGGTATCGAAATCGAGGTTTGCGGGTCCTGGATCTGGGTATCTGGTAATACTCGAATGCACAAAGAGGTTTTGAAAGCGAACGGGTTCTATTGGGCTAGCAAAAAAATGATGTGGTATTATAGGCCAGCTGAATATAAATCTACTGGCAAAGGTAAAACGTTCGAGATTGGCCAAATAAGAGCAAAATATGGCTCCCAGGCTATTAAAACAGGTGGACGGGTATTGGCTTATTAATTCGATTGCTTGCCAGAAAAACTTAAAAACTTAAAACAATGAATCAATTTGAAATAAACGATATTTTCCCAGGTGATGTATTAACTAACGAGCACGGACAGGTCCAAAGCGTAGTTATAGCAAAAAGATTGGTTCATGATCAGGAATATTTAAAATTTGAGATGGCTCAAATAGCGGGTAATCGTTATAACGAAGATCGACTTACAGTTGAATTAAAGCTTGCCAAACTGGTAGAAGTAAATAAAGCGCCTGGGTTATGGATCAAAAAGATCTTTACAATTGAATGCAAAAACGATGCAAAATTCTTTAAGAAGGATTATGAATTTTGCCAATATATTGTAAATCATGAAGTTAAAAACATGGTCGATATTGAAGTTATCTGGAAAGATTAATTCTTGCCAGCTTTATTAAAAATCAAAAACTTATAAGAAATGTTATTAGAAAGATTCGCAGAACAGGCAATAAGAGCGCACAGCGGGATTCATATGGATCCGCAAAGAGTCGGCAAACGAGTTATTGAAGAACACGCCATTGAGCTACAGGAATATTTGGATCAAATTAGTAATGAAGCCGCAAAGTGGGGCAAAGATAGCGGAGACGATGAAGCGAACTTCCAGGAAGTTTATGAAAAGTATTTCGCTGCCTGGTTATCGGCAAAGAGCAATTGTATTAGTTCGTTTATAACTGGTGGCTCAAATTTTCCAGTACAAAGAGCGCAAAAGGCAAATGACCGTGAACATGCTGCTTACCAAAAATTTATGGAAGTTGTAGATAAAGTGAAAAGCAGAATCATAAAATCTTACCAACCGCCGGTAACGATTGATAGCACCTTGGCAAAAGCCCAAAACGAACTGGCTCAGCGTGTCAAGAATCAAGAAATGATGAAAACTGCCAATAAAATCATCAGAGCGTCCAAAGGTGCTGACTGCACGGAAAAATTAATGAAACTTGGATTGATCTTTCCGGTCGCTCAAGAGCTGCAAAAACCTGGGCATTGTTGCGCTTATGGATTCGCTACATTTGAGTTAACTAATAATCTAGCGAACATAAAACGTCTGGAGCAGCGGGTCAAAGAACTGCAGCAAAAGGTTGATAATCGGAATAGTGGGGTTAAAAATGAAATTGAAAGCAGTTGGTTCAAAGTGGAAGAAAACGGAGAATTGGACAGGATCATGTTTTATTTTGAAGGCAAGCCGGCAACAGAAGTTATTGCACTCATGAAAAAGAACGCCTTCAAATGGTCTCCCACTAACAAAGCCTGGCAAAGAAAGATCACTGGCAATGCCCAATGGGCCACCAAGAGATTAATTAAAGAATTGAACACAATCAAACTTTAGATTTGGGTATTTGTATTTAAACGGTGAATCATGACAAAGAAGCAAAAACGGGAAATAGTAAAAGCGAATCTGCAAAAATATTGCGGTGCCTGGTGGCATGGTGAATATGAATTTTTTAACAAAATGCTTGAATATATCACGATCTTCAAAGAGGTAAACGCAAAGATCATAATTGATAGTGAATATATTGAATTTCAGTATGTTAACGGTCGTGGCAAGATGCAAATAGATGATACTATTGCAAACGAATTACGCTTTTATTTGGGCTTATAACTTACCATTTGTCAGATAGCAATAATTAAACTATATTTGTGTAAACATTTGACAGATGGCATTATCTCGAAAGGAAAATAGTTCAGCTCATAGACTATTAAAGTGCCTGGCGCCTGATGCATATACCAAAGCAATGGCCGAATTATCTAAGATTCGCTGTACTTTGGATGTTCACAGGGTTAGCACTATTAAGGAGGCTTTTGATTCACTGGGCTATACAGATAAACGGGCGTTTATTGCTGTCGTATTCAAGAAATATCATCCTAAAATGTATGCAGAAGATAATAGGGCGCTTACACTCAAACAAGGCTTATGCAAAGCAGTAGCGGAGCAAATAGGCATGAAAGAAAGTAATTGTTCAGTTATGTTCAAAGAAGTACGTGCCTGGTTAAAAAATGACATGTACGACTTAAGAAAGCAGGTAGAGGAAATTTTTCCGGAAATAGAATCTAAATTATTGACAATCAATACAGATAAGTGCAAACCGTGTCTGTTTTAACTATGGAATACAAAACAAGTGAGGAACTTTGCGAGAAAATGGCAGAACGGTTAAACGGTGTCTGTCTTTTGCGGTTTTCATGTGGGAAAGATGCAATCGCTTCATATATCCAGCTGAGGAAATACTTCCATAAGATTGTACCAATTTACCACTACTTGCATCCGGATTTAGACTTTATAAACAAATCTTTGTCTTACTATGAAGAGGTCATGGGAACAAAGATAATCAGAGTTCCTAATCAGATGCTTTACAAACATCTAAACAGTGGGCTATTTCAGTCAAAATTATCCTGGGCAATCATTCAGAAAATGCAATTACCCAATTTTGATAACGATGACGTAAACGGCTATGTAAAAGATGACCTGGGTTTAGAAGATAATGTAATGGCAGCAATAGGCGTACGGGCTTCTGATTCGCTCAATAGGTGGCGCTCAATCAACAAATTTGGCGCGGTCAACGAGAATAGAAAAACGTTCTTTCCTGTTTATGACTGGAATATCGAACGCCTGGTAAAAGAAATCAAAGACTCTGGCATTAAGCTGCCAGTAGATTATAAGATCTGGGGTAAATCATTCGATGGCTTAGACTATAGATTTATAAAGCCATTAAAAGATCACTTCCCAGATGATTACGAGAAACTAAAACAATTTTTCCCATTAATCGATGTTGAATTAAAACGATATGGCATTTAAATTCGATACAAAGAACGCTTTAAAGCAAAAACCAAAGAAAGTGGTCGGCGGTAACATTGAACAGGACTGCAAAGAGGAACTAAGCGAATTAACAACCGAATTCAGCAAAGCAGCTCAAAAGGAAAAAGATACTTTCAAAGACAATGTAGATGCGAATTATTTTGCAGTGATCACTTTCAACAATTCAAGGCAACTGCAGGAGTTCTACAATAAATTAGGCATTACCCCTTCTGATCCTCAATATATCGATGGAAAAGCATTTGCAAAGAAACTGGGGATAGAAATAACTGAACCGGATAAAAAAGCACCAGGCGCTTTCCGGATCAACAAAAAGCTGGTAGACTTATCAGATATTTCCTAACAATTAAAACGTTAACTTATGAGACGTAGACGTGGACAGATCTTAACAAGCAGACAGATTCGTGCCAGAGTTCGAGCATCCCGCTCAACACAAGGCAGCTAATTTGTCACAGAGGGCCTTAATCGCCCTCTTTTTTAATAACCTAACCAAAACACTTATGAACACCAAAACTACACCCAAAAAGGTGGTTAAAAAGGCTGCAAAGAAGCCAGGTAAGAAAACACCAAAAAAGCCAGTACAGAAAGGAAAAGTACCTCCACAGTTGACCCCATTTAAGCCAGGTAACAAAGCAGCCGAGATATGGACCGAAGACAAAGTAATGGAAAAGCTAAATGCGATCTGGGAAACGATTATTTCCGATACTACAGGTATGGCAAATAATAACCCAGTGAGAGCCAATGACTTAAAATTGATTGGAGAGGTCCGGCTTATTCATGGAGTGACAAAACAACAGTGGTCAGAATGGAAGCAAAAGTTTAAAGATAACGTTAACGTGTCCGACCGTATAGGCATTATAGAGGAGACCTTAGAGTATAGATTGATCTATTCTGGTGAACGTATGGACGAGTTTGTCCTTAAAAACAAATATGGCTATAAAGACCGTGTAGAGCAGGATGTCAAAGCGTCTGTGACTGGTAGCATCTCCCCTGATAAGTGGCTATTAGCTATGTCGGGACAGGTATCGGAAGAAAAATGATCCAGGTCCAGGACCCATACAAGCCTCTTTATACAAGTGACAAGCGAATTGTTTTAATTACCGGTGGCCGTGGCTCCGCTAAATCGTTCAACGCTTCCACTTTTATAGAGCGCCTTTCTTTTGAAAAGGGGCATAAGATGCTGTTTGCCCGTTATACCATGGCAGCGGCTGATATATCGGTTATCCCAGAGTTCAAAGAAAAGATGGGGCCAGATATGGATAATACGGCTGACAAGTTCAGTATCACCAAAACTGACATTAAGAATTTGTTTTCCGGCTCTGAAATCATGTTCAGGGGTATCAAAACGTCATCTGGTAACCAGACGGCCAATTTGAAGTCCATTCAGGGGCTTACGACCTTCATTGGTGATGAAATGGAGGAATGGCAGTCAGAAGATGATTTTGAGAAGCTGGAGCTTTCTATACGCCAGCAGGGGGTACAAAACAGGATCATCCTTCTGATGAACCCTACCGATGCTGAACACTTCATTTACAAACGCTATATCGAGAAAACACACAAGATTGTTGAAATTGACGGTGTAGATGTTCAGATCAGCACCCATCCGGATGTATTACATATCCATACTACTTACCTGGACAATATAGAGAACGTCCATCCAGATTGGCTTAGTAAGATATTACAGATCCGTGAACAATCCATTGAATTGTGTACCGATATTAACGGCAAGCTAGACAAAAGGAAGTTCCAGTTTTCTAAGTACGCCACTACTGTTATAGGCCGCTGGGCAGATATGGCAGAAGGCGCCTGTATTCGTAACTGGAGATTGGGAGAATTCGATAACAATATTCCTTATGGATATGGCCAGGACTATGGTTGGTCTGTGGATCCGGATACGCTTATTCGTGTGGCCATCGATAAGAAACTAAACAGGCTTTACATCGACGAGGAATACTACGACACCAAACACTTAAGCACCGATGATATTCTCAATGTCAATAAAAGCAGGATCAGAACACCTAATGATTTGATAGTGGCTGATTCAGCAGAAGGCCGCTTGATATCCGATTTAAGAAAGAAAGGATTAAATATTATCGAGTGCGAAAAAGGCCCTGATAGTATTCGTGCCGGCATAGCCCAAATAAATGATTATGAGATCATTATCACGCCCCGCAGCACCAATGTAATTATGGAAGCCAAAAACTATAAGTGGAACGATAAAAAGGCCGGCATTCCTATCGATAAGTTTAATCACAGCTGGGATGCCATCAGATATATAGTTAGAAAACTGGCAGGTAAACGAACCCCGAAAAACTCTAAAATCCCGTGGGCATAAAATTATATACTTACGTCTAATCTAATGAATAACAAATGATTGCCGCAAAACAACTAACTGAACTTTGTACAAACTACGCTTATGGACATCAAAGATATTTTAAAAGGCTCAATAGATGATCAGATCTCCGCCCTTAAAAGTGGCAGACAGAAAGATCAACCAGATATTGAGGATATTAAAAAGAAAATAGACCCGGAAGGCCATGACATTATGGATGTGACCATCCGCCGGGATAAGCAATCAGAAGACGAAAACGGCAATCCAGTTACTTTATCCGTTTGTCGCACCGCGCTGGCTCTGCAATGGACCATAATTGAACGGGCGGTAGCTTTTATGTTTGGTAATGAAGTCAAGCTGCAGCCATCCATTGAAGGCGACATAGTAGACAGCATTATGAAAGCCATCAGCCGTATCAACAAGGATAATAAGATCGATTCTATAAACAGAGAGGTTGCAAGGTCTCTGTTTACGGCTACAGAAGTAGCAGAATATTGGTACACTGCTAAAACGGATCCCAATGAACGGTACGGCTTCAAATCACCTAATGAGCTTAAATGCAAGATATTCAGCCCTTTAAACGGTGACACACTCTATCCTTATTTCGATGAATACGGTAAAATGATTGCGTTTTCCCGTGCCTTTCAAATGAAGTCAGGTGAAAAAACAATTGATTTCTTTGAGACCTGGACCAGTGAAAGTTATTTCCGTTGGAAGAAAGACGAAAGCGATTGGGTGGAAGATCAACCGGAACTTCCTTTAGTGATCAAGAAGATCCCAATTGTTTACGCTACTCAGGATCATCCAGAATATTACAGGGTGCAGACATTGATAGACCGCTTAGAAACAATCTTATCGAACCTGGGAGACACGAACGACTATTTTTCCAGTCCATTCCTGCTGATCAATGGCCAGATAGAATCAATGCCAAAGAAAGGTACTGCAGGTAGATTGTTACAAGCTATAGACGGTCAAGATCAGCCAGCCAGTGCAGAATATGTTTCATGGGATAGGTCACCGGAATCTTTAAAGCTGGAGATCGAGACCCTTTTAAGACAGATATTCTCACTTACTCAAACTCCGGATATCTCTTTTGAATCCGTTAAAGGCATTGGTAGTGCAGCTTCCGGAACATCGTTAAAGTTGCTGTTTATGGACCCACATTTGAAAGTTCAGAACAAAATGGAGATACTCGATAGCTATCTGACCAGGCGGTCAAACATTCAATTGGCCTTCCTTTCGCTCATGAATAAGCCATACGCAACAACGATTTTAAATCTGGCTATCGATAACATAGTTACCCCTTACATGATCGGTTCTGATACTGACACAATAGAAAACCTGGTATCTGCTGTCAACAATAAGATTATGAGCCGCCAAACTGCTGTTTCTCTTAACCCATTAGTAGACAATGCAGAAGAAGAAGTTACAAGGCTTGAAACCGAAGCAAATTCAGCAGAAGCGCTCGACGACCAACAAAATGAAGAAGAAGATTAACTTACTATTTGTCAGTTATTATTTTTCTTAATATATTTGTTGTGTTGAACATGAATATTTGAATTTTACCCCCAATGTTTCTACATAGAGGGGGTTTTATGGAGAGTTGGTGAAATGGTTATCATCACGGATTGTCTATCCGTTGTTATCGGTTCGAATCCGATACCCTCCGCAACACTATAAGAGAGAGGGCGCTATTGGATCTTAATCTGAAACAATGAAGGCCAAATTGAAGTAAATGAGAGTGGATATAGCGCCCGAAGATATTTTGAGTTTCACCCATGGTATTGGAGTAATACGATACCCCACTTTTAAAAAGGTTTTTTGTTTTTTCCATTTGCAATATGGCATCTGGAGTGCCGCAGTTGCCGGGCCTGCATAAAACCGGATTTTAAAACGTTCATCAAAACCAAAAAATAATGTCAACCGACAAAACAATCCTCACGCTTTTCAGCACACTTATACTGGGAACCGTCTTTATTGCCCTGAAGCTCTTTAATGTAATTGCCTGGTCATGGTGGATCGTTTTTATTCCATGGTCCATGCTGGCCCTTTCGATTGCCGTTGTTGCAGGTATGTTCGTGGTAGCTATATGGGGTATGGATGACAGCGACTTTATGGAAGATTATTATTAAACCAAAAAATAAAACCAACAATGCCAAAATCAAGAAAAAGAAAACTGAAAGGGTTAGGATCCCAAACAATAGCCAAATTAGCAATGTTAGGCCTTACTCTAGGCGCTTTTGGTTGGGCTACAAACAATGCCAGTGCAGAAACCAATCAAGCCATTACGGAACAAGCTCAAGCGGCCAAAGAACAACCTAAAAAGGTAGAAAGGAAGGCCGATACAATGGCAGAACAGAGGTATTATCCTGTCAGAGACCGGAAAGGGTCAGGTATGCGCCCCAAAGAATACGGCCAATACTTGCAATCAACTGGCCGGCAAAAGTGGAACAAATCAGGCGACAAGACTATTGTCAGGCAAAAGAAAGTAGGAAGCTGCATTTTGAGATCCTTTTAAAACAAAATCATGACTACAGCAAGGATAGTACTACTCGAAAAGCTACAAAATATATCAGCATTCATACCATCCAATATATTTCGTGAAGAAATTATTAACATTTTGGAAGATATAATATACAATAATTATGTAGAGATCCCCAATTTAATGGGTAATCTTTCAAAAGAGACTCAACTAATTATTTATCAATCCTATTTCGATGCAAAACAGTTCAATGTTAGTAGGGCAATGAGTAAACTTAGTAGCCTTAAAATCAAATTACAATTAAACGAAAGAATTACAAAATCATGAACCCTCAATTATTCGCATTCCTTTTAGGCGTATTTATCACAATGTTTTTAGGTGGTTTAATCGGCCTGGCATTAAGGAAGTTGTACCGGTCACCGCTGGAAAAGAGATTGGACAAGGTGGATATCGAATTAACCCGTTTGGACGTCAGAACACAGTGTACTTGTACCAATATAAACGGGCTATTAAACGATGCTATTGCAGACCGAAAAAAGTCCAACAACACAGATTCCGGTTTGCAATCTCTTTATGAAGTCGTTCGTGGCATTGACAAAGATGTCAAGCGCCTGAAAAAGAAAGCAAAGGGGAAAGCGGTTACTATTGATGCGAAGGATATTGTACCTGGTGAAATCATTAAAGAAAGCGGAACCATTGGCGGCGTGCCTTTTATGAATTGCAGCCATGGCCTATACAGTGAAATCCCCGACAAAAACGGGTACATACGTGTAAATGATCCAGAATATTATTACTATCATGGGAACACTATGGAAAAGCCTGGAAGCACATACAAGCAAATTGAGTTCGACAGCAGTACCGATATGCTTACTATAGTCCTGAATGACGGGCGCAAAATAGCGTCTGATATCACATACATTAGAGACCTATTGTTAAAAGAAGCTAAGAAACTTCAATAATGACTAACCGCAAATGGAACCTAATCTACATAGCAACAGTTCTGATAGTGTACCTGATTATAATTCTTTCAGTGATGGCACAATCATGCTAAATCCGGCCTTTCCAATAGAATCATTTGTGTATGCAAAAACAGATCCGGATCAAAACAGATTAATCGTTACTGGCATTGTTGTACGTAGTGGCAGGCTTGCTTATAAGGTATCATTCTTTGATAGAGAAGCTGAATATGAATCATTTGAGTTAACATCAGAAAAAGACTATAAAATAAATTAGGAATCATGACACCAATAAAATTTGAAGGGGCGAATGTAATATTAACCCGCCCTGAAGATATAACCGACGAACAATGTGGATCCGTACACGCTCTTAGAGGTACTGATGAAGATGGATTGCCGTTCGTTATGACAGCCTGGGAGCCTACACCGGAGGAAGTACTAGCCATTCAGGCCGGAGCGCCTATTTATCTTAAAGTTTGCGGTATAAGTATGCCGCCTGTATCCTTATTTGCAACTAAGTAATGCCTAAGACCAAGACCAAATACACGTTAGAGGACTTAATAAAGGACTACGAACGCAAAAACATTCGTATTTCAGAAGCGGTCATGGCTCGTATTGTTGAGCTGATCAACCAGGCTTATACCGACGTGGCTTATTTCTCTGCCAGGGCTAGGTTAGTCAATAACAGAACGCTGCCTAAGTATGTACAGGAAAAAATAGGAACCATATTAGACACGCTCACAGGTCGTATTGGCCTTGAAATTAAGAAAGGCGCCATTAAATCCTGGGCATTATCAGAACAAAAGATTGATTTGGTGGAGAAGTCCGCCTTTGGTGGAGATAAGCCGCCTATCAAGCCGATATCCGTATCTGATAATATGGAATCGAACTTTGGAAGGATCCGGAAAGCATACGGTACCGGATCAGAAGCTGCAGCTAGGCAATTTATCAAAAAAGACCTGAACTTATCCAGTCGTGTATGGAAAAAGTCCGCTAGGAAGTTTATTAAAGAAACGATAACCGAAGGATTGAAGACAGGTAGAAGTGCCAGAGAGCTTTCTAAAGACCTTCGAGAAGCGGCGCTCACCAACCGTAAAGGTGCCATGAAGTCCAGCGGTCCAGGAGTATATAAAGACCCGAAAAAGAACGCTTACAGAACTGCCAGGAATGAGATCAACAAGGCTTATTTAGCCAATGATTACAGGCAGATGCAGGGCAAATGGTGGATAATCGGAAAAGAAGTCAAAACATCTATATCACACCCGAAATATGATATGTGCGATAATTTAGCAGGCAAGTACCCGAAAGAGTTTAATTTTACGAAATGGCATGTAAACTGTTATGACGACCAAACCGAAGTGTATACTAAATCTGGGTGGAGGTATTTTAAAGACGTAGAAATTGGCGAAATGATTTTGTCGTTAAACACAGAAACCAAAAATTTGGAGTATGTAAAATGCATTGAAACACATGCAAATAACTATATCGGCAATATGGTTCATTTTAAAAATGCTTTTTTTGATATGGTTGTAACCCCTGGTCACCCAATGTTTGTTATAAGCCCTCATTCAAAGAAGTTCATTTCCCATAGAAGGGCAGATGAAATGACCAAAGGGAAGGGTCACTTCTACAGGTCATCTGAATATTCAGCACCAGATCAAAGGAATATGGTTATAGGAAATCACATAATCGGATTCGATTTGTTTTGTCAATTTATGGGGTATTACCTGACTGATGGCGCAGTTATTCAATCAAGAACGGCATGGGGTATTGCGGCTATGAAAGGCAATGATGAGTTAAATAGAGCGGAAATAAAAGAATGTCTTGATAAAATTGGGGTAAAATACACAATCCGGAATGATGGGTTTCATTCTCACGATAATGATTTTTATTATTATTTGTCACAATTCGGCAAGTCGCCAGATAAGTTTGTTCCAGAAGAAATAATGAATTCTAGCCCAAGGCAAATTGAAATATTCCTGAATGCGTTTATTTCTTGCGATGGGTCAATCAGAAAGCCAAATCCATTTGTCGGGAACAGAGGAGGTTCATTCATTCCTAAGCGCCCAGACAGATGGATGTTTACTTCATCCAAAATAATGGCCGGCCAATTGGGAGAGTTGTTATTAAAAATAGGGAAACGGCCATCTTTTTCGATAGATAAAACAAAAGGTAAAAGGCAGGAGTTTAATAATGGTGTATACACAATTAATAATGACTTAATTAAAATACACGAATGCCATTCCAAAACAACTACAGTGTACGATAAAGAATTGATTCCTTATGATGGAATGGTTTATGACTTGACATTAGAAAAGAACAACACACTTTATGTAAGGAGAAATGGTAAGTGTACCTGGGGCAGTAACTGCATTTGCTATGAAGTTCCCATTCTTTGCTCAATTGCAGAAAGGGAAGCTATGTCAGACTTCAATTTAGGGATATCCGAAAAGAAACCTAAAATCAAATACATTACAAAGATTCCCAAAACCGCACAGGCCTGGATAAAAGCCAATAAAAAACGTATGGAAGGTTGGAAAACAACACCGGATTGGCTTACAGAAAACGGAAAATATTTTTAGAGGTTCTCATTTTTATGGTTTAGTACGCCCTTTCATTCTTGTAAGGTCTTTTTTGTGCGACGTCATAATGAATTAAAAACAATTAGCCAAATCGGAAATCATACCAGTCACCGAGGTTATAACATTTAAATATAATTCTGCACGTTCCTACATTGGCTAATTTGTCCTACCGCCTATCCTTCCTGAACTTTGTTATATCGGAATAATCCGCAACCAAAACTAACATTTTTCATGAAAGAAAAAATCTTAGCCATGCTTAAAACTAAGTATAAGCACTTAGGGTTAAGCGCAAAAATCCTTGAACTTAAGGCCGCTCAATTGGCAAAAAAGGTTGAAAAGGAAGAAGATATCGAAACCGCCGTGGACGGGGTCGACGAAGAACTGCAAATGATCCAATCTTTAAGCGATTCACATCGTACCGAAATTGCGAACTTACGTAAGGAGTTAAAACCCGAAGCTAAGGGCGCAGATGAAGAAAAGAAAGAACCTCCTGCAAATCCTGATCCACAAAAAACGGAAACAAAAGTAGAAAATCCAGAACTAAAGGTCGTATTAGAAGCTGTTACCAAGATTGCCCAAGAAGTGATCAGCCTAAAAGCAGAGAGGACCGGTAGCACACGGAAACAAGTTTTTGAATCCAAGCTGGGCGAAGTAAAAGGCTTACCAGAAGTAATCAAAGAAAGCTATTTGGAACTATTCGAGGCAAAGCAATTTGCTGATGATGATGATTTCAACGCTTTTGTAGAAGCAAAACTGAATAAAGCCGGTGAGATCGCACAGCAAACAACCGACGATGGATTAGGCGGTATGCCAGCACCTGTAAATGGTAATTCTACCGTAAAAACAGGACTGTCAGAAAAAGAGCTTGACACCATCGGAGATTTACTCATGTAATTTTAAAAACTAACCTTATGGCGTACGCTAACCTAAACAACACCCCTGTTGTTGTTGACTCCGAGCTGGACTCAATTGTCATAGTTGACAATTTCCAGTCTATTCGCGGCGGTCGCACGTTGGATGTGACAGGTTTCCCACTTGATACAATTCAGGCCGGGCACCCAATCATCAAGCAGACTTCCAATGGCGAATTAAAACCCTTTCCTGTGACTGGATCCGGAGCTATCCTGGGTTTTGGCACTATCACTGCTGGATCTGGCTATGCTGCCGACGACACTTATTCTGATGTTGCCTTAACTGGCGGTACTGGATCAGGCGCTAAAGCAAACATCACTGTAGCAGGCGGTAAAGTAACAGCCGTTGATCTGACCGTGGCTGGAACTGGATATGCATCAGGCGATTCCTTAAGTGCCGATGCTGCCAATATTGGCGGTGACGGCTCTGGCTTTGCCGTGGCTGTCGATGTAGTCGATACCAAAGCAAGTGCATACGGAACATTACCTGCAGGTCACACTTATGCAGGTGTGCTAATTAATTCCATTCTCACTAGTAAAGCCTTTGCCGGTATTCTGGTAAGGGGAACCGTTAACCCTAAAGCTGCACAGTTTTCTTATGACAGTATTCTGTCTGCAATCAAGACTGCACTGCCTTTAATAGACTTCCGGGAGGACTAACCTATGAACGAATCATTATTTTTAAAGTGGGTTAAAGATAACCTACCTGGCGTGGTAATCAGGGTTACCAGCAAATTAAACGACACCAAAACGCCGCTGCGTTATCGTTACAAAACGATGCTACGTCCCCAATTTTCCCTGAACGGTAAATGGGAATCTATCAGCGCATCCAACTACTTAGTAGCTGCCGATGTCGTGGCCATGGACTCTTCTCTGCCTTTAAAACGTAGGGATAAGATCTCAACCGCAACCGGTGATATCACTAAGTTGGGTATCATGCTGAAAATGAACGAAAGCCAGTTAACTAATCTGGACACACTCATTGCCAGCGGAGGCACTAAAGAACAAATCATTGTTGAAATCTTCAAAGATACCCCAAGAGTAATCGGAGGTATGTACGAAAGATTGGAGCTGATGTTCTTGCGGGGCCTTTCCAGCGGTGTTACCCTGGTAGAAGATACCGAAAATGTCGGCACCGGCGTCCGTGTAGATTACGGCTACCTGGCTGAAAACAAATTCGGTGTATCCAAAGTGTGGAGTGATACTACCTCTACTCCTTTGGCCGATATCGAAAATACCGTCGGCAAGAAAGCCGCTGAAGACGGAAACTCACCTTCTGTTGTGATGCTTGACAAAGCCACTATGCAGAATATCTTGAAAACTGATGAGGCTAAAGCTACTTTAGGCTGGGCTCAGGGATGGAACGGCGATAAATCACTTATCCCAGTTCCTACCGTTGATCAGTTCAATCAGGCCGTTTCTGCCAAATACGGTTTTGTTTTCGATGTAGTTGACCGCGCTGTCAAAATCGAAAAAGACGGCAAAAAGAAAACCATCCGCCCATGGCAAGCAGGTTCTGTAATTTTCTTGCAGAACGAAATCGTTGGTGATCTCCAGTGGGCCAGCCTTGCAGAAGCAAAACGCCCAGTTGCTGGCGTGGTTTACCAAACCGTAGACCAGTACATGCTGGTAAGTAAATACAGCACAAACACGCCTTCTCTGGCTGAATTCACAACCGCCCAGGGTCGTGTAGTACCTGTGATTTCTAACGTTGATGAGATCTATATGATCGATTCTACAACCGTGCAAGCATAATGAATAAGCAAGTAAAAGAAAGACTGGCTGCTGCTCAAGCCAAAGTAGATGAAGCCAAAAAAGCTGTTGCTAACCAAACCCCTGATGAAAATTCAGGGGTTGCAACACCTCCAGAAGTGACAAAACCAAGTGATTCAGTAGAGTCTACAGAATCTCAAAGTGAAGTTGTAACACCTCCCAAAGTAGATGAAGCCAAAAAAGCTGAAAAGCCAAAAGGCAAATCTGAAAAGAATTTTGTAGTTGTTTCTCCTTTCCGAGATGCCAGCGACTTTAATAAGACCTGGAGCATCGGACAGGATGTTAGCCACTTCACAAAAGAAAGGCTGGAAAAGTGTATCAACCTGAAACTTGTTGAGCAAAAATGACCAATCTACAGGCATTCTTAAAACTAGCCGGCGACGTCAGCGACAATGAAGCTAGAGACTTACTCGAATTTGACGGTATAGACCCTAATGGAACTTGGGACCCTACAAACCAGACTTTGAAGTGTGGGATTTATGGCGCTGCCTTAAACCATTTGGATCAGGACGGCATAGGGATAGCTCAAACATCAGAAGGTGGCTATTCAATCTCTTACGATAGAGCAAATAAGGCCAAATACATGGAACGCCTGGCTAATGATTCAGGTTGTAATAATCTGATCAGCAAGTACCGAACAAAACCAGTGATCACCGATAAGTCTTCAATGTGGTAATCCCTAAGCAATATCCTCACTATTTAGAAGTCTATCAAACAACCGGCGGCCATGAAAACGAAAATGGCGACTGGGTGCCTGGTACACCTTCGTGGATAAGTATTGGTAATTGCCGGGTAGAGGTTGCAAAGCAGAATGCCTTTAAAACCGGAATCGATGGCACCAGAATTTATTATTTCGCTACCATTTACGGACCACTTCCTAAATGGGATTTAAAAGAAGGTGATCAGATTCGAGTAACGATCAGGGGGATAGTTAAAAACCTGACTGTGAAAATGATCGATATCGGCTCCCAATTAAACAACCGGCTATGGGTTTAAAACTCACACCAAAATTTAAAGTCACTGATCTATTAAAACAGGTCAAAGACGATATAGACCGTATTGAGAATGACATTTTAGAGCGCTTTCAGATGGTCGGTGATGAATTTGTAGCCATGGCTAGAAGTCAGCCTAAACCTCCTGGATTTGGTGACGTAACAGGTAATTTAAGAAGTTCAATTGGATACATCGTATTTAGAGACGGCAAACCTGCTTTTGATGATTTCTCTGGTGAAACAGAAGAAGGTAAACAACAAGGATATGACGTTGCAATGGAATTTGAAGACTTACCCCAAAGTGGATTTTGCCTTGTAGTTGTTGCTGGGATGGAATATGCTGCAGCTGTTGAATCAAAAGGATACGATGTTATTTCTGGCAGTTCATTACACGCCGAGAAACTACTTAAAGAATCACTCGAAAGGCTTAAAAAGAAACTATGATAACCCCAAATCAAGCCGCTACTGCTTTATATCAATTATTGAAAGTTCCTGAACTGACAACCCAAATTACCGGATCAGTTCAAAAAGGTAAACGCAAAACAGTAAACGCAGGCGACGAAAAGCAGGATGTTGTAGTTGTTCCATTAGCCAATATCCCGGCTGGACTCCAAGAAGGATACATCAATGTAAATATTCATGTGCAGGATTTTTCAGAAGAAATTAACGGTGTTAATCAATCCCTTCCGGATAATGAGACTATTGATAGAATATCGGCCATTGTTATACCCTTGATAGACGACACTTTCACAGAAAATATTTTATTTTGGATTACCAAGCTAACAACGTTTGAAGAGCCGGATTTAAAAGAACATTATTTGAATATTATGGTGCGCTACGGCCACCCCAATTATTAACCTAGAAAAACCAAAACTTATGGCAATTAAAGTAAAATACAGTATGGCCTCCTTACAAATGGGCCCTGTAGGTGCAGACGGTGGCATGGGAACTGATCTTGTTGATGTTGACGATCCGGTAAGAGACACCGCCGTCATTACACAAGCAGACGGAACCAAAACGCCATTCCCTCAAGAAATTGCAGACGATCCATATTTCGCTGTCACTATCCCTGGTGATAAAGAGCTGGATATCGATTTCTATGCAAAGAACGCTGCTCAAATGAAGAAGATTTGCGGCGGTACCGTCACTCCTGGTGCGAGCGGAGCGCCGGATTCATGGTCACCTGGACCAGACGAACCTACCGAACAAAGCGTAGCAATCACAATGAAAGATGGTTCTAAAATCGAACTGGCACGTGTGAATGTAAACTTTACGTTTGAATGGAAATTCCAGCGTAGCGGTTTGCCACTGATCCACGTAAAAGGCGATATCCTGAATCCTGTTGATCCAACGACCGGTCTGCCACACGCAACCGCTAAATGGATTAAAGTAACGGACGCTCCCACAGCCTAATCTAAAAGAATCTAAAAAGGATAAAAACCCTTCCTTCGATAAGGGAGGGTTTTTTATAAAAACCATTTATGCTTAAAGAAACAGCAGACGTAATCTTAGAAAGCCCATCATATTCGTTTCACGTGGATTATCCAGTTAAAAAGCGAAAATTCTTAAAAGTAATCACAGAAACTGAAAGGAAAGAATTTACTATCAATCCGCTTTGCCTTCATTCAATGATCAGAATCAGCCGTGAAGTCTTAAAGATTGATCCTGAAAAAGTCAAAGCTGATTCCAGTATGATTTCCTCCACTTATAACATTCTGGTAGCAAATGGAAGTCAACTAGAGAAGATTGTGGCTTATGCCATCTTAAACAGCGATCAGGAACCGGATAGTGAGCTTTTACGGATACTAGGATATATGAACTCAAACGATCTAAAAGAAGCCTATAAAGCCATTTTAAACCAATTAGATGTAACGGGTTTTATAAGTTCTATAATCTTAATCAGAAACGTAAATCTGATGCAGATGAATCCAAAGGACGAGGGGAGCTAAATAGCCTCTTTGCGTTTATCGGAAACGCAGCACATTATTTCAGCTGGACACCTGAATATATAGAAAAAGGAATCAGTTATACCAAACTAAGAATGTTACTAGCCACAATACCATCTTACGATTTCGATGAAAAAGAAAAAGAAGAAGTTATTGAAGCCAAAACAGCAAGCGACATTCTAAAATTTATTGAATAATGGCAGAAGATAGAAGTTTACAGTGGAATGCCAGAATTGACTTATCAAAATTCACTTTAGATGCAAAGAATATCGACAAGATTCTTTCGCAGCTAGGTGCTAATGGAATTGATTCAACTGCTTTAGAAGCTACCATTAAAGAAGTAGGTCAGACTGCCGTTAAGGTTCAAAAAGAAGTAGCACAGGAAGTCGCACAAGCTCAATCTAAAATGAACGCTTCATTGGTCCAGGAAGCGCAAAAAGCACAAAAAGAGATCCAGGGCAAAGGTGTTACCACTATCTTACCTGATGGGTTTGTGCAAACAGAAAAAGCCAAAATCGAAAAGGTTGTTGACTTTTCTAAAGAGCAATTAAAAGAACTGCAATCAGTTGTAAATCAATACGGTATGTCTGCTATCCAGACAAAAGGCAAGAATATAGAACGACCTACAAGGGGGCCTTCCAGTAACTTAAATGCCATTCTAAGCGAATCCATGCAGCAAACCTTATCTGCTGCTAAAACGGCCTTTGCGTCGCTTGATGAGGAAACAAAACAGTATGTTTTAGACCTGGTGGATATGCAGACGGCCTTAAGTCAGGCAGAATCCGCGCAAAAAAGGTTGTCTGCTGCTTTTGCTGCTGGTAAAATCGACCAGAAAGAATACACTCAGGCAACCGCCGCCCTTAAAAAAGCACAGGAAGAGATAAGGGCTGAAATCAAAAACCAGACAGCAGTACAGGAAACCTCTTTAAACTTACAGAACCTCCAGACTAATACATTAAAGGAGAAAAAAGCCGCCCTTGCAGCCTTAAAAACGGCTTATAGCAACCTGACAGATGCGGAGCGTGCCGATTCCGAAATCGGGGGCCAAATGCGTAACCAAATAGCCGATTTGACTACTCAAATCAAAGAGCAATCTCAAGTAGTTACAAAAGGCGTGAATATTATCACTGAATACCGTCAATTAAGGAATAAAATAGCTTCTGATCAATCAGCAGGTATTTTCAATCAGGATGATATAGCCAGAGCTACTTTACTTGAACATTCTATCCAGAACGTAAACAAGCAGATAAAATTACAGGCATCGAACACAAAAGTATTTGATGCATTAAGCCAAGGTGTACAAGGTTTAGTAGGCGCTTTTACCGCTGCCAGCGGTGTTATAGGGTTATTTACTGACGATAACGAAAAGGCACAGCAAATAATCAAAGTTACTACCAGTGCCATGGCCACGTTAATGGGTGTTCAACAATTGGCACAAGTTCTAAACAAAGATAGCGCAGTAAACGTCTACGTTAGAAACTTGCTTGCAAAGAATGCAGCTATTAAATCCGGAACTACTGCCCAGACGGCTGGCAATGTAGCCACTGTAGAAAACACGGCAGCCGAAAATGCAAATATTGTTACCAAAGAAGCCGAAATTGCAGTCACAGAAGGTGCCACAGCCGCACAATGGTCTTTAAATGCTGCTATGGAAGCAAACCCCGTAGGAGTTGTATTAATAGCTATAACAGCCGTTATAGGAGCATTCGCCTTATTTACTTCTGGTGCTGACAAAGCAACAAAAGCACAAGAACGACTGAATGATGTTCTTAAAAAATCAGCCGATTACTTAAACCAGGTTTCCAATCTGCAGAAGTCCATCAGTGACGATAGGGTAAATGCAGCACAACACGCTTTGGATATTGCCAAAGCAGAAGGCAAGTCCAGGCAGGAAATCTTACAATTACAACAAAATGTAAATGACCTAACAAAGCAGGGCGCACTTGAACAGCTTAAAATTAATGGTGTCGATCCGTCACAAGATATTTATGTACAGGTTTTAAAAGCCAGGCAGGAAGCCGCTAAAGCAACTGCAAAAGCTACTGATTATTTCAATCAGAATACTAAAGACCTGACGAATAAGAACTTAACAGTTGATAAGGAAGCCGCTCAAAAAGATCAAAAAATACTTGATGATCACGCCGCTTTTTTAAACTCCAAAGCCGATAAATTGAATCAGTTCTATAACGAGTACGTCAACTCCCAATCTAAAGGAGAATCTGATATCGCTGCGTTCAGTAAAGAATCCCAGGAACGAGCTTTGTCTTCTGATACTGACTACTGGAAAGCCAAAGTAACAATAGCCAAAGAAGGATCTAAAGACTGGTTGAACGCCCAATTAAAATTAAATCAGGCACAGTATAATAATACAGTATCTAATCCTAATGTTACATCTGGTCAAATTTCATTAGCACAGGCTACCAAATTAAAAGCTGATAGGGATGCACAAGTCAAATACAACGACCAGAAATTAAAAGATCAGGCCGATGCTATTCAGGCGCAACTTGACAATGTAAAACAAGGATCCGCAGAAGAACTTCAATTAAAGTTACAATTACTTGACAATCAAAAGAAAGCAGAAATAAACAGCGCGAAGAACAACGCTGCTTTGATCGAAAAGATAAACGCTGATTCCCTTAAAAAACAAGATGATTTAAAAAAGACATACGAAAAAGATCAGGTTGACAGATTATTAGAATTACAGCAAAACTTTGCAAAAGAGCAACTGGCCAACCTAAGCCCTGACAGTGATTCTTTTTTAGCCTTTACCAAACAGCTACAGAACCTCCAGGGTCAATCACAGACAAAGACCGCCTTAGATGCTGCAGCCAAATCAAATCCCGCCATTAATCCAAAATTAGTCCAGGATGCACTAAACATCAATGGTGAAAATTATGAAGATTACGCAAAGAAGATAGAAAATATTGATTCTGATCTAGCCCAGAAAATCAGAACAATTTGGGCAGAAACGAATAATAAAAATGCACAGTCCGATAACTCCTTTACAAACAATTTATTACGCAATGCAAACCGGATAGCCGATATCAAAGCGGATATCGCAAAAGAAAAGAATAACGCTGTATTGAACAATCCAAACAGCTCCAATTTTGATATCGCAAATGCCAATCTAAGTAATAATAAAATTGATCAGCAAAGGCAGGAAGATTATTTAAAAAACCTTGAAAATACATACAGCTCCGCTAAAGATATAATATCAAAGTTTGTTAGCGACGTACAGGCAGATTATGGGAAAATAAAAGATCTTTCAGATAACGATTCTAATATAAGCAAAGCGCTGGATGGATTGAAAGATCCAGAAGCCAAAAAAAATCTGGAAGCAATCCTTATTAAACTTCATGATTTAAACTTATCGGCAGAGGAACTTCAAAAAAGGAAAATTTCAGCTGTCTTTGAAGGATTAAGCCAGATAGGTAGTGAAATTTCTTCTATTGGGCAAAGCATATCTTCTTTAAATGAATCTCTAGGCGATACATTGGACACTATGGGAAGCCTTGTTTCAGCAGGTGCAGAATTAGGCGCTTCTATTGCATCAGGGAACGCCACAGGTATAGTATCTTCTAGCTTAGGACTTATTGGGTCTATATTTTCAATGTTTTCTAAAGCAAAAGAATCTGCCATCAAAGCCCAGAAGGAGCTTTTAGATGCCCAAGATCAAATGAATATCGGGCAAATACAATACAACCAGTATTTGCGGGAACAAATGAATATTCAAGACGGTATTGTAAAAGGAACCCTTGCAGAGCTAGCAGCCCAAAGAGATTTAATCAAAACCAAACAACAAGGTAACAAAAACGATTTAGAAGACTACAAAAGGTTTTTAATAACCACGGGGCAACAAATTACCGGTAGACATAAGGAAAAGTATGGAGGTGTTTTCGGAATCGGCAAAAAAACAAAAGTTGTAGAAGAGTATGGAGATTTAGGGATTAACGGAAGCATGACCGATCAGCAAATTGCAGATTATCTTAAAATGCTTGAGTTAACTGGTGAACTGGACGACCGTACCAAAAAATATGCTGATGCTTTCATACAGGCGAACGATGAAGCGGTCGCGCTGGGTTCTACTTTGGAAGATTTGAACGAACAGATAGCTGAAACATTCGCAGGGTCAACATCTGATTCAATCGCTCAATCCATTGTCGACGGATTAAAGGCCGGCAAGAGGTCATTTGAAGACTTTTCCGATGACATAAATACCATATTATCAAATTCAATCTTTGCCAGCATTAAAGATTCTCTGATCAGCGGCCCGGTTAAAAAAATCATGGACCAGTTCCTTAGCGATTTTAATCAGAACGACGGCGGGATGCTCACTGCTGACGAAATACAAGTATTACAAAGTCAATTAAAAGATGCTATTGCATACGGTACCCAGGCTTATGATGCTGCTATGCAAGCTTTCCCTGAATTAAATCAAGCTTCTGATCAATCCTCTGCCCTTTCTGGTCAAATCAAAGGCATAACTCAGGACCAGGCTAGCGAATTAGGCGGCTTATTTAGAAATAATCTTGACCAGACCAAAAACATTGTTTCGCAGGTGAAAATATCCAATGATTATTTAGTTCAAAACATGAACTATTTGAAAAATATTGAGAAAAACACCAAAGACACCGCTGATAATGTAGCAGTTACTAACAAAAAGCTGGATCAGGTAATTAATAATACTAAAAGTCAATCTCTTAGAGATATAGGAGGCGTATCATGAACTTTCCAAACAGGATAATAATAAACGATCAGGATGCTTGGGTTACATGGCACCTTCTGTTTTTAAAAGGTCAATACAAAGAACTTTTAAAGGCGCCTAAAAGAAAGGAAAATTTAGCTCAGCCATGGAATGACCAGGACGGTACCGAAAGGGATGTTTCTTCACTTAATTTTGGATCCAGAAGCCTTTCTATTCCCTGTGCGGTTCATGGTAATACATCCGCTGCAGCCTGGTTAAACTATGATGCATTCATAAATTATATAAGAACGTGCGGTTATTTCATCTTAGAAGTTCCGCCTTTAGGAATGGAGTTTAAATTGCTCTACGATGATATGGCAAGCATGGACAACCCAGCACCATATTATAACCAAGACGGCACAACCATACTCCAATTCACGCTATCCCTCATTGATGACTTTCCATTCTTCAATGACACAGTGTATCCATTAATAGATACAGGATCAGATGAAGGCGGTGAGTATTTGAGTGATGCAGACGGTGAATTTTTACTATACGAATAACAACCCATTAGGGGATACGAATAACAATAAAAAAATTAAGATATGCCAGATATAAAAGGAAAAAAGATTAATCAGCTGGATGATGGCAATGCAGTAGTAGATCCGCTGTTTGTTTTGGGAGATCAGGACGGGAAGGCGTATAGGTTGGGGATGCAGGATATGAAAACGAACCTGGCAAAAATTACAGCTGATGCGCCTATGATACCCGATAATATAAGTTTGAATACAATTACGTCTCCTGGATACTATACGCTTGATAAGACTATTTTTAAAAATAACAGATATCCCTTTAGTCCTTTTGGTATAAAAAGAGGTATTTGGGTGCCAAACAATCTGTTATTAATAGTTACACAAGATGGGGCGGTTTTACATCAATCGATAGTCTTTGTAGGTGCTAAAAATACAGTAGTCAGCAGATCTTATAACCCAGGAGGTATCTTCCCGAGAGGTGCGATAGATCAGCAAAGTGGATCATCTCCTGGTGATAAAAATTTATGGTCATTATGGGAAATTATTTCCGGATTAATACAAATAGATTTGTGTTATTCGCAGGTGTTAGGAGGGTATACAGAGGATTCAATCCAGTCTTTAAGCGACTATGCCGTGCAAGGAAAATATGAAATATACCCTTGGCAATTAAACGCAGATGGCACCAGCACATATTTCCATGCTGATAAAGACCATATGCTGGCAATCGGCTTTCCTGATATTAGTAAATTTATCTCAAATGCAGTATACTCTTCTTATACATACCTGGAAGTTCGGTATACGGCCTCCAACACAGGAATGGGAAACTTTATTCAAAGCGTATATACACAATATGGAAATGTTACAATTGCAAATTGGAAGTCGATACCTGCTGTACTGAGCCGTGTAGGTGGCGTTTCTTATAACTCATTAGGATTTCACGGATCTGGGACCTTTAATGATTGGCTTCCATCAGAAAATCTAACATTAAGAGTTTTGGGTATTGGATCCGTTAATGCAATAGATAATCAGTTGCCCGCCGGTACGGCAACTATGCCTCCGCTCGCTTTCACACCAGGCGTGCAGGCCCAAAACCCTGTTGTAAAAGGCGCAATAAACTATGACGGAACAGACCTCTTTTATATTGACAATGCGGGTGCCAAACATAAAATAACCTCTACAATCGTATAACATGACAAAAATAAGTTTAGACCCAATAATGGGCATTAAGTTGGAAGCTCGGGTAAGAGCGCTTACCTATAATCTTGAAGGAAAAACGGTTACCGTTTACACTCGCATACTTCCAGTGGATGATAATGGTAGTGAGATTGACAATCCGGTATTAAAACCCTTCGACAAAGAACTAGTCGCTGACAATAAAACAATCGTCAATAAAAGCGACGGAAGCTATGTGGATACCAATGCAGAGGGATTTTGTTTCGACGAACTGACCATGCAGGGTGAATTTGATTATTTCCAGTCCATGGCCAGCACACACCCGGTAATCGTAAATGATATGATCCTTCAAAAATTACAGCAGGCTAAAACTTGCGGTAAGTTTCAAATATAAGATATGGCAGTTAAGGCAAAGAAAATAAATCAACTCCCGGACGGAACGCCGGATCAAGATAGCTGGATCCCATTCTCCAATAAGGATGGCAAATCTTTCCGGTTCCCAATGCTCGAAATGGGCGGAAGGGATTTTACTGGTGCCAAAAGTGCTATCGTTGCCAGGCCAAAGCAAACCGCTGCAAAAGTTCAATTGTTTGGCGACATGACAGGGATTGGTAAAGATCTGCCAGTAAGAATGGTATTGAAATATAACGACGAAAACGGCACTGTATTTACAAAGCTGGCCGACGTTGAATGGCAAGGCGCTACATCATTGGGGAACCCTAAAAAAAGTTATTCAATCGACCTATTAAATATTGATGAAGATGAGTTTAAGATCAAGTTTGGTGATTGGGTAAGTATTGATAGCTTTCATTTGAAATCAAACTATAGTGATGTGCTGGGCGTCAGAGATATAGGTATTGCAAGGATTGCAAAGCTTGTTTGGGAAACACGTCCACAAAGTCAGGCGTTCCCCTGGTCTGTATCCTACAGTCGAGGTCTACCAATTAAAAAAATTAAAGACTCGGGCGCAAGGGGTGTTATTGACGGCTTTGCGTGTGAGTTGTATGTAAATGGAGACTACCAAGGTCTTTATAGCTGGAATTTGTCCAGGAAGCGCCAAAACTTCAACATGGACAAAGGCGAAGTTTTACAGATAATGGCTGGTGCGGAAAATTTTTACGCATTTCCTCCGTCTGCACCATGGTATAGGGCTGACCAATGGGATATCAAGAACCCTAAATTTGACGTTACGGCACCTCAGGAAACCCAGGATGCACTAACCAGAGTTATACAATTCGTGCAAACCTCGACTCAATCTGATTTTACCGCCAACGCTGATCAGTACTTAAAAATTGATGCAGTAATTGATTATTTCCTAATTATGTTGGTCTTCTGGTGTACTGATAATCGAGTTAAAAATATGAATCTGGTTACTTATGATGGACTTGTATGGTGGCCGTGTCTGTACGACATGGATCGGTCAATTGGGATTCGACATGAAGCGCCTTTATGGGGAGACATTGTAGGCCCTGAAATGTACTCAGATATAAATGATCCGTTTTGGCAAATTTCATTGATGTATGTCAAGTCATTGGCTGGATTCAAAGGAAGGTATGATGCAAGATATGCCGAACTCCGAAACAAATATTTTAATGCCGAATTTTTGCAGCCATTTTTCAGCGAATTGTCCAGCACGTATCCGTACGATTTGTGGAAAGACGACATCGACTTGTGGGGTGCTGATGGTAACCACAGGATATTATCAAATGTAGGCCAAGTTATCGACTTTCTTATTGGCAGATTTGCACTACTTGATCCTCAGTTCAATTACGATCCCAACCCGCAATCTTTATTATTATGACCCTAACCATATACCGAAATACCGCCGAACACTTAACCCTGAATATCGCAGCCGATGGCATAGCGACATTCACTCATTCCCTTATGGCAGAACATAAGGTGGCGTGTCAATTTAAATCAGCGGTACCGCTAGATTTGAAAAAAGGCGATTACATTACTTATGCTGGCGTTAAGTTTACTTTAAACTTACCTCCGGAAGTCGACCGTACAAATACCTTCACGTATAGCTGCTCATTTGAATCACCGATTTACAATTCTTACAGTAAAGTCTTTATGGATGAAGGAGATGCAGAATTTGACTATAATGCAGCCACTCCAAATGATATTTTACAGCTATGGGTGGACAACATGAATGAACTTGACCCAGGCTGGACAATCGGTGAAGTGGATGATATGCCAGTACAAAACTTCTCTTTTTCAAATGTAAAATGCAGAGAAGCTTTAAATACAATTGCCACTCAATTTGGGTTAGAATACTGGGTAAATAATAAAGAAGTCCATCTAGTGAAAAAAGCAGGTGCTGATACCAACTTGAGATTTCAATACGGACAAGGGAACGGATTATATCAGCTTACTAGAAAAAACATCGATGATAAAAACATCGTTACAAAATTATATGCTTTTGGGTCTGATAAGAACCTGGATTACACCTATGGAAGTAAAAGATTGAGATTAAGCGCTCCATTGACCCAAAATACAGACTTATACGGTACTGAAGAAGGCGTGGTTAATTTTGACGATATATATCCTCATAGAGAAGGTAAAGTTACGGCCGTGGGTGAAGGTAGCTTGAGCATTACTGATTCCGCCCTAGATTTTAATATTAATGACTATCTGATTGGTGGTACGACTGCAAAGATTACTTTCTTAGACGGTGATTTCGCAGGTGTGACGTTTGAGATAGCCGCAAATGGGTACGATCCTGTTACTAAAACAATCAAATTTAATCCGTATACCGACGATACTGGTTACACTTATCCCAACGATCTAAGGACCGCCCGTGTCGGTGATACTTATTCACTGTTAGATATTCTGATGCCACCATCTTACGTAGCAGCTGCTGAAGCTGAATTACTAGCCCGGGCAACTGAATACCTGGCTGAAAACAGCGTGCCTCGTGTGGCTTATGGACTGCAAATAGATCCGATCAACGCCAAAAAGAAAGGTATTAGCATTGGCATAGGCGATCGGGTTAAAATCGTAGATACTAAGCTGGGTATCAATGCTCAAATAAGAGTAACAGCAATTTCTTATCCACTATACAGACCTTATCAAATAACAGCTACTATTGCCGATAAAGTGGAACCTACTTTAGTACAAAGGCTGATTGCAAAAGATGCTGAAAATAGTACTCTGATTGGGCAAGTGGATAGAAGTAGAATAGATGGGTACCGCAGAGGTTATCAGAATCAATTAAGGCTACAGGATTTGATCTTTGATCCGTCCGGAGATTATTTTGATCCAGGTAATTTCCGTCCTGGTTCAATTGAGACTTTGATGTTGTCAGTGGGTGCCAAAAGTCAGGCATTTATGCTTAGTGGCGGACGTGTAACAGTCTCAAACGATAATTTAAACGCAGCTTTCACGGCCACAAAGCTGATCCATTACAATTTAAAAGTTGACGGTTTAGGATCTACATGGTCAATCCCTTCAGCGAATCTTGATATTCCCGATCTGGACAAACCTTATTATATCTATGCCAAATGCTCAAAAACAGCATTAACAGGCACGTGGGTTGTTAGTGAAGATCAAATACTGGTAGATGACGTTCCGGGTTATTATATGCTTAGTGTGGGCGCCATCTATGACGTTCAGGACGGATTTAGGGGCGTAGGGCTTACTTATGGATTTGCTTCAATTAATGGGCGGATCATTACAGCAGGTAGAATACAGTCTTTAGACGGGACCATTTACTTTGACCTGGATTCAAATCAGTTCTTTTTTGGTGATGCCAGCTCAAGTATTGACTGGAATGTCAGCAACGAACGAGCAGTAACGCTAAATGGCACATTAATTCAACGCGCGCCCGGTGTTGTGGGTCCGGTTCCTTTGGACCGTGGTTCTTATGTGCCTGGCCAGACTTATTTCCCTGGTGACCGGGTATTCTATAATGGCCAAACCTACTTGTATATTGGTGAAACTGCTACTGATGACAAAGCGCCCACCGATACCGATTATTGGCAGATATCAGCGGCTAAAGGTGATAAGGGCGATAAAGGTGATAAGGGTGATCAAGGACCACAAGGGGTTCAGGGCGTTCAAGGTGATGACGGGAATCAAGGCGTACCAGGTACTCCGGGCGCTGATGGCAAAACATCTTATTTTCATGTAGCGTATGCCGACACTATTACAGGCGGCGGGTTTACACAAACGCCGGGCAACAAAGCTTATACAGGTGCTTATGTAGACTTCATTGCTGAAGATAGCACAGACCCTTCAAAATATCAATGGAATCTTACGAAAGGAATCCAGGGAGACCAAGGAATACCAGGCATTGGGCAAGATGGTAAAACGGAATATTTACATATTGCCTATGCTAATAATATAACAGGATCTTTAGATTTTTCAGTAAGTGATCCTACTGATAGAGCATTTATAGGCCAATACGTCGATTTTGACATTAACGATTCTACCGATCCAACTAAATATAAATGGAAAAAATGGGAAGGCGATGCAGGGCAAAATGCAATTATAGGCGTACTAACCAATGAAAGTCACACGATCCCTACGGACGTAAACGGCAATAATGGCAATTTTACAGGAGCTAACACTGAATTGGTGATCTACAACGGCGCCGTTAATGATAGCGCTAATTGGGCTGTCACTGCTGCAAAGTCAGCTGGTGTTACCGGCTCTTTGTCTGGGAAGGTGTACGCTGTTACAGCGATGACAACCGATACCGGTTACGTTGATCTAACGGCCACCAGATCCGGTTATAGCTCCATTACAAAAAGGTTTGTATTATCCAAATCAAAGCAAGGGGCAAAAGGCGATCAAGGTTCGCAGGGGGCTCAGGGTGAGCAAGGACTACCTGGACAGAAAGGCGATCAAGGCATACAAGGTCCTAAAGGCGATGACGGTCTTAGCACATACTTCCATACAGCATACGCCAATAATAATACGGGTACTAGTGGCTTTTCTACTTCTGATGCGACGGGGCGGTCTTTTATTGGTACTTATGTAGATAATTCGCCAACAGATTCTACCGATCCAAGCAAATATACCTGGATGGAGACTAAAGGTATTCCAGGCGACCAGGGTATACCTGGGGTAAAAGGAAACGACGGCACAACTGAATACCTTCACATAGCCTATGCAACAAATAACACTGGTACGGCTGGATTCTCAACCACCGACGGTACGAATAAGACTTTTATCGGCCAATATATTGATAATACATCGGCTGATAGTTCTGATCCAGGCAAATACACCTGGTCTCCATGGAAGGGCTTAGACGGTAGTGACGGGGAAAATGCAACCGCTTACTGGCTGGTTAATTCAGTACCCGCAATTGCTAAAAATGCAGCTGGGGTTTATACTCCCGCTTCTATAACCGTGATGGGGCGGTCACAAACAGGATCCACTGCACCAGTAGCTTATGCTTGTAGATTTATTATTCAAGAAAGCGCTAACGGCACAAGCTACACAACCAAATACACCAGCCCAGCAAATGAATCTTCAAAGGCTTATACACCAAGTGCAGGTATTAAGTCTCTTAAAGTTCAGATGTATTTAGCAGGTGGAACTTCGTTTCTACTCGATGAACAGGTAGTTCCCATAGTAAGTGATGGTCAAAATGGGCAGGATGGCAACGATGGTGCCACTGGTCCAACTGGCAACTACGTCGAACACAGATTCGCTAAAAACGGTTCGCCAACTGCCGCACCCACACTAGACGACGACAATGCCAATCCTCCGGGTTGGACTACTGCACAACCTGCTGTAGGATTATTGGAATATCTATGGATGACCACCGCAACTAAAACGGCAGCTGGTGCTTTGGTGACGAATTGGAGTGCAGCTACGAGGCTAAGTGGCCCTAAAGGTGACAATGGACCTACACCCACTTATCGAGGTCTTTGGGATTCGGGTACAGTATATCATGGCACCGATTTACTTGTAGAAGCTGTTAAATACACTGATAACATTTATTATTTAACCCGTGTGGATGCTGGGAATATCCCAGCAGGGACGCTTCCAACAAATACAGACTATTGGAACTCAATTGGAGCCAACTTTGAAAGCGTTGCTACTGGGTTGTTATTGGCAGATTATGCCAGAATTGAAAAGCTGATTGTGGGAGAACTAGCAAGCGAAGCCCCAAATAGTTCAGGGATTTATTCTGTTCCTTATCTTAAGGCTAAAGATGCGGAAATTGACTTTTGGCCAGCTGGTACAACGGCATCAGAAGAGGCTAATCCTGCATCTAAAGCGCTGGCAAGGATCGGCAAAGGTGTTGGGTTTATGCAATCTTCTGGCGAAAATAGACCCGGATTCTCTGCCAGGGATGTTGAAGGGGATAACCGATATTCAGAAATGACCTCAGCGGGTATTTTTACCAATGGTAGCAATGTATCTGGATTGCCTTCATTTTCGGTAACAAATAACGCTTCAATAGCAGCGCTTTTATTCGGGAGAAACAATGGCCTTAACGGCATAAGCGCCGCCATTTTAGGAGTGGATGGCACAACTGATGCAGACGGATCATCGGCTTCCTATGGAGGCTACTTCAATACTCTGTTTGGAGGTGGCTTGCATATAGGCACAAAAAGTTTATCCGTAGCAACGACTTATGTTGTTGAAGATGGTATTTCGCTTATATCGACTTATGCAGATTCGGCATCTACTACATACATAGATCTACCCGCTCATCCCAAACCTGGACGGTATGTAAAGGTGGTTTATCCTCATGCATGGGGGAATCCAGATACTGTGATTGTTAGAGGCAATGGACATGATATAAATGGCGTAAAGGGAGAAATTGCTAGCTCAGTAAATGTCAAATATAATTTCGGCCTTCAAAATTCTGATTCTGCGACATTCTCAAATCAAACCGAGTTCTTTTTTGACGGATCTAATTGGATCTATTCTCGAATATATTACTGGTACAATGAATAACAATTAAAATCCTAACCTATGCCACCACCAATTACACTACCAGAGGATGCAAAAGAAGAACTTCCACCTGCAACCGCAAAGGCTTCAAAATATCGAGGTTCTTTCCTTTGGTGGGTGCTTATGGTCCTTTATACAACGCTGCTTTTTTATCAAAGAGCTTTGCTTCATGACAAAGACAAACAAATTGAAGACGGGCAATTAAGAGAAAGTAAAAAGGACTTTACAATCGAACGACAACAAAAGAAAATAGACAGTATCAGCGGACTATTCATGTCACTTTATTTTAAACAACAAGCCACAAACCAGGAAGTAAAAAACTTAAAGGAGGGCAAAAAATGAAACACTTAATAACAAAGATAATAGCAGTAGCTGGGGCAACAATAGCCCTGGCGCTATTCTGGCCTGAAAAAACAGCCTATAATCAGATTAGGCACGATTCGTTACGGGTTGAACACAAAGCGAACTATGTAGACAGTTTTTTACTCTCATACGATTCAACACAGCAGCTATTAAAAGAGGTCAAACGGAAACGCCGACACAAGACTATTAGCGTAAAAACAAAAGTGATCCGGCTTATAAAGCATGATACTGTAGCTGTTTACAGAACGAAATACAGGCCGCTACCTGCAATGGTAGATAAAGATACCTATTACAGGTTACAGCGCTTATATGCAGATTCGTTAGCTCAGGCAAGGCAGGATTCTATCGATTGGGCGCATAGAGGGATATTTAAAAAGATTTTCGGACCTAAAAAACAGAAAGATGAAACGAAATAAATTATTTGATATGTCTGGCTGGATATTCCTACTGCTACTAATTCTGTCCAGCTGTCACACCGAAAGGCAGACACAGGAAGTTGTAAACAATGCGTTATCCAACCAAGATGCATTTGCACAGCTGGGAATGTATTGGCAGGGATTGCATCCATGTATCAATGATAGTACCACGGTAACAGATACTTTATTTTTACCTGGACAGCCCGCACCCGCTCCAGATACTGTACGCAGAAATGATACAGTGTTTATAACTAAGCCTTATCCAGTACACGACACTTTGCGCAAAACTGTTACCAATACCGTAATCGATGGCAGGGCATTACAGCAAGCAAATGATTCAATAGCTAAATACAAGGCTAAATCAGCCGGGTTATGGGCAGATTCGATACATAACGCACAATTATACCAATCGAACCTAAAAGCCGAAAAAAAGAAAACTAGTAAGGCTAACTGGCGTTTTGTCTGGGCTTGTATTGCAGTGGGCGTACTGGTATTTAAGAAGCCTTTACTATCCCTGGCTACTGGTGGATGGAGTAAAATATTAAAATTATTAAAACTAGTGTAATGCCAAAAGTAAAAGAGGAAATGCCCGGATATTATGAGTTCTTTTGTCCAGGCTGCAAAATAGAACATCCTATAAATACAAATCCTGAATTTGGCCCAGTATGGGAGTTTAATAAAGATCTGGACAAACCCACTGCTTTGCCATCATTATTATGGAATGTAGGCGGTGCCAATCCATCTACACCTATCTGCCATTCCTTTATCAGAGATGGCCAGATTCAGTTTTTAAATGACTGCACCCATGACTTGAAAGGGCAGACAGTTGATATTCCAGAAATAAAAGATTAAGCCAATGATCATACCCTATGACTACACCTCCTTATGGGATGCCATGAAAATAACCGACGAAAAGGCCGTCTCTGACCAGGCAGACAAGGCTATTAAGAACAAAGCAAGGTATCAGTCTGTAGCCACCGCTACTGGGCTTCCTTGGGCTGTTATTGCCTGTATTCATTATAGAGAATCCGGATATAGCTTTTTAACCCACCTACATAACGGAGACCCACTCACCAAAAGAACTACACACGATCCTAAAGGTAGGCCGCTGGCATTACCTAAGTCTGGTAAATTCCCTTATACCTGGGAGGAATCAGCCATCGATGCTATTAAAATGAAAGTAACTGATAAAATAAACGGACTGGACGGTAAAGAAGGTTGGGTACTTAATGAAGCATTGTATCTGTTTGAGATATACAACGGCCTGGGTTATCGGAAATATCACGATATGAATAGTCCTTATCTGTGGTCTTATACTCAATGGTATACTAAGGGAAAGTACGCCTATGACGGGGTATTCAGTGCTACTTTGGTAGATAAGCAAATCGGCTGCGCTCCATTGCTGGCTATGATAGAAAGAAAAGATGCAGGTTGGCTATAATTCCTTACCTTTGATTGCTGTTCGGCCTTAACTTGGTTATGTCTGGGCAGCTCACATTTTACGATGTACAATTTAATGGATGCCTCTATTTCCCGGTAGGGGCTTTTTTAATTGTGGCGATTTCGCCATAAATAGAAAGGATACCCTGAAATAAGGCACCCTTTCTATTACTTATCCAGCCAACTGGGTATCACTGTTATAAAAGGCTCTTCCTTTAATTCGCCTTCTTTGTCCACGTGCAAGGGTCTGGCCGTTTTAATTCCTGCTGGGCAATCCGGATCCACAAAAGTAAGATGGCATCTAATCTCTTTTGTACCATACTCAAAGATTGTTTGGTAGCCGAAAAATTTGCATAGCAT